CTGGCCCTCTCCCTCGACGACAAGCCGACGCCCACCGAGGTCGTCAGCGTGCAGAGCCGCCGGTGATGGGAACCAGTAGAATCGAAGAAATGGCCGGGGTAGCTCCCCGCGCCACAGGGAGCCGGGTTCGGCTGCGCTGCACCTCCGTGGGGTGTGGCCGTCCCGGCGCCCGCTCAACCACGGAGGAAGAGATGATGTGGGCCACGGCTAAGAACCGCGTGCAGTGGCGCGGGGAGTTCGGGTCGTGAGCTGGGGGCGGATAGACGACTCGTGGTGGGAGCACGAGAAGGTCTGCGCGATCTTCGAGCGGGTCGAGCTGGGCGAGTTGAGTCTCGACGTCGCCCACCGTGCCGTCGCGCTGTGGTCGCTCGCGGTGAGCTTCACCTCGATGAAGCGATCCCCCAGGCTCACGATCCCCCAGTGCGCCATGCTCCTGCGGTCCACGCACGAGGAGGCTCGCGAGGCGGCCGAAGTCCTGATCGCCGTGCCGACCGGGTTCGAGCACGGGTTGTGGGAGTCGGTTTTGCTTCGCGAAAACGTGTCCGCACAGGCGCGCGCGTATGCCGTTCACGACTGGATTTGCTTCCAAAGCAAGTCGTCTAAGAGAGCGCTCGCTGGTTCGCGCGGCGGAGTGAAGTCCGGCGAATCTAGAAGGAAAAGCAAAACATCGCCCGAACGAAGCAAAAACGTTTTGCTTCGAAGCCCCGATCCCGATCCCGATCCCGTACCCGTACCCGTACCCGAAGATCGATCGATCTCCGTCTCCGACGGACAGGGGAAGGGGGCCGTGCTGCACACGGTCGCCGAGGTGATCGAGCACTGCCGACAGCGCAAGACCCGGTTCCGCATCAGCAGGACTCGCCGCAGCAAGGGAACGCAGATCCTGCACGCCCTGCTAGACGAGGCGCCGCTCACGGTGGCGGAGGTCGACGATGCGATCGCCGACACGCACGACAACGCCGACAAACCCAACCCGCACTACTTCGCCAAGACGATCGCCAGCTGGCGCGCGAAGGCTCGCGGCACCCCGACGCCGGGCACCGAGTGGGAACGCGCTCGTGACGAGGAGGACGCCGAGCGGCGGCCGGCGAAGAGAGCCGCGCCCCCCACCGAGGCGGAGATCGACGAAGAGCCCGAGGACCACGCGACCGACGCCGCCGAGGCGCGGGCGGCGCGCGAGGAGTTCTACCGGCTGCACGGCCGGATCGGGGCGACAGAACAGACAGACGGTGTCGCAGACCGCGACGCCGCAACCGCCGGCGCCGCCGGCACATGAGGAGTTGCAGCATGGCTTTGGAGCTACAGGGAACCGTGACCGCGCACGTGGCGGACTACCACGTGAAGAGCGACCAGAAGAACGACGGCACCAACCCACAGGTGACGCTCGTGCTCAACCTCAGCGAGGAGGAGGCCCTCTCGCTCGGTGGCAAGGCCTTCGCCCAGGCGTGCTTCGGTGACTACGTCGGGAAGTCGGCCGCGGCGCGCGCGAAGTCGAAGAAGCTCGGCCACGATCTCGCGGCAAAGGGTGAGCACACGCTGACCATCGAAGGTCAAAAGGTCTCGCTGAAGCTGAAGACGGGAGGCTGCGAGATCAGCGGGAAGGAGCGCGTGGTCACCGTCCCGATCACTCTCACGCTGTCGGGCGGGATGACGTCCCTGCGCGCGAACCTCGAGGCCTCGTGCGGCGAGGACATCGAGGTGACGTTCCACGGTGTCACCCAGCAGGACATCGAGGACGCCGCGGCAGCGGCGAACGGCAACGGCGCCGATCACAGCAACGGCAACGGCGCCTCGAAGCCGCCGGGCTTCAAGCGCGGTGGCAAGGGCAAGGGCGCCGAGGAGGGCGGCGAGGCGGCGACGGCGTGAGCTCGGCCGCCGACCAGTGGAGCCTCCCGGGGCTGGCCGCACCGCGGCCCCGGGGGGAGCCCGCGCCGCGCCCGTGGCGGGCCGTCGTCCGCCCGGGGTGGTCGGTCGACGCCGACGGTCGTGTCCGCCACGGCCTCGGCTGGCACTACGAGGACCTCCGCGACTTCGAGTTGAGACTCGTCGTCTACGGGGAGCCGATCGCGAAGAAGAACCGCCAGAGCTCGAGGCTCGCGCCGAGCCGGAACGTCGACAAGGGGCCACGGTGCCCAACATGCAAGCAGCGAGCATGCTGCCGGAGCTGCGGTCAGGCGCTCATGATCACCGTCGGCCCCAGCACCGAGTACAAGCGCTGGGCGCGCAATGCGGCCGCCAAGCTCGACGAGCAGTGGCGCTGCGTCTTCAACGAGCCGCTGCCCAGCGAGGTCGAGCGGGAGGGCCGGAACGTGCCGGTCCTGATCAACGCCGCCATCGTGAGCTACCTGCCGACGCGGCGCCTCACCGACGCCGACAACCTCTACGCCGGCCCCCTCGACGTGCTGCAGGCCCACAATCACTGGTGCGAGGGCAAGAAGTGCAAGGTGCACGCGGGCGTGATCGAGGACGACTCGCTGGTGCGGACCCACAACGGATCCGACCGGCTCTACGACAAGGATCAACCGCGCGTTGAGCTGACGCTCACGCCGTACCGGCCGGGGGAGTGCGTACCGCACCCGCCGATCGAGGAAGTGGAGTTCTGACCCGTGGCAGCGAACCTGCACCTCGTCGGCGGCGACGTCGACGTAGAGCTCGAAGCGATCTCCCGGTCGACCGACCTTCACCAGCTCGAGCAGATCGTCGCGAAGGGCAAGCGCACCTTCCTCGAGGTAGGAACGGCTCTCTGGCGCATCAAGAGCGCGCAGCTCTACAAGCTCACGCACGGGTCGTGGGAGTCTTGGTGCGAGGACCGCTGGTGGGGGTCGAAGCGCTCCGCCGATCGCCAGATCGCCGCGGCGCGGATGGTCCACGAGCTCGGCCCGGGACTGGGACCACTGGTCCCAACCGAGGCGCATGCCCGCGAGCTCGCCCGCGTCGATCCCGAGGAGCGCGCCGAGGTCCTCGGCGACGCATCAGCCGCAGCCGGTGGCGTCCCCACCACGGTCCACGTGCGCGAGGCTGTGGAGCGGCGGAGCGACGGCAAGAAAAAGGCCCCCGGGCTGCAGACGCGACGGACGCCGCCGTGGTTCTTCGCCGAGCTCAACGAGCGCTTCGGGCCGTTCAAGCTCGACGCCTACGCCGACGTCGGAAACGCCCTCTGTGACCGCTACTACACGAAGGCGGACAACGGGCACGAGTCGCCGTGGATCGACCCGACCTTCGCCAACCCGCAGTTCCGGCAGATGGCGCTCACGGTCGAGCAGGCGCTCCGGCAAGCCGAGCGCGGGGTCCGCTCCATCATCGTCAGCCCGGTGACCGGATCGCAGTCCTGGGTGCACGAGCTCGCCATCCGCGGCACCGAGTACCGGCCCGACCGCCGGATCTGCTTCGACACGCCGGAGGGTCTACCTACGGGGGTGCGGGCTTGTCACTACGGGCTCGAGCCTGACGCCTGCAGGGAGGACTGCGGTTGCGTCAACGGCTCCGACCGCGACACGGTGGTCCTCGCGTTCGGTGGCGAGCACACCAACAAGCACTGGCGCAAGGGCATCTTCCGCGTGCAGCGCCTCGAGCTGCGAGGGCCGCCGGCGTGAGACTACGGCGCCCGGGCGCAGGCCTGCCATTGGCAGCCGGCGTGGTCGCGACACTCCTCGTAGGCCGCGATCTGCCGCGCCCGCTGGCCGTGCTCCTCGCGGTAGTCGGCGCAGTAGTTGGCGCACGATTCGCGGGCCGCCTCGCCGCTCACCACGCCAAAGCACAGGTGCTCGTCGACCGTGCCGCAGACGCCAGAGGTGTCCCACCCCCAGGCCTCCCAGCAGGCGTACGTCTGTTCGCAGTCGTAGAGGCACGACTCGAGCAGAGGGTCCAGGCCGCAACCTCCGGCCAGTGCAAGAACGAACGCAGTCGTAATGGCTCGCATGGCGGGCCGAACATAGTACCAGCGCGCAAACCTGGCAACGATGACCACGGAGACGACCGATGAACGACATCACCACCCCCATCGCTGTCACGATCCACGACAGCGACATCAAGCTCAAGAGCATGGGCGGAAAGCTGCCCAACGGGAGGCCCCTGCTCGCCTGGGTCGAGATCGAGTGGCGGTGCGGGGGGCGTCTCCACCCGGCCCCCATCGGCCCCCGTGTGGTGGAGGCGGCGAGTCCGGCGGACGCCGAGGCGGCAAGGACCCTCCTCGCCGACCTGCACTCCGTCGTCGGGGCAACGAGTCACGTGGTCGTCGACGACACCATCCCCTGCGACCAGGTGCACCGCGTGAGCACGCTGCCCGGTCCCCCGCCCAACGCGATGCAGGGGATGCAGATGGTGCAGGGGCTGCTCAACGGTGGCGTGCTGAGCATGACCTGCGGCAAGTGCCACACCCCGCAGGAGGTCAAGCGCGGCTCCATCGTGGTCGCCGCCAAGGTGCCCAACCGTCACGAGCGCAGAAGGCTCGCGAAGGTCAACGGGGGCGGGCGATGAATACGCTCAAGGTCCACGGTCCCAAGGCAACGCTCGGCGGCGCGACGGTCGAGCTCAACGGCATGCTGCTCGACGTCAAGTCTGTCGGGATCACCGCTCTCTGCGACGGCCTCACCGAGGTCACCATTACCATCTACTCGGATGACGTCGAGTTCGATGTGGGTGGCGGCGATGGAGATCGAGTGGCGGCGCAGGCTCGCGAAGGACAACGGGGTGGGCGATGAGCACCGACCGACTCACCGAATCGGATCGTCAGGGACTCGAAGCGGCCGAGCTCGAGGACGTCATGCAGAAGCACCTCGATGCCGTCGATGTCGAGCGCATGGACATGGTGGAGCTCTTCGTAGCGTTGGCAACGTACACGACGACCCAGCTGATGGTGGGCCGCTTCACCGCCAAGGTCAGCGGCGAGCTCAGTAAGCGCCTCAATCGCGATGGGGGCGCGCCCAGCGATGCCAGCGAGGAGCTCGGCACGAGGCTGCCCACCATCCCCGCGGGCGACAGCATTACCGTCGTCGGGTTGGCGCAGGAGACCATCGCTGCGGAAACGGAGGTCGTCGCCGATCGCAAGACCGGCTACATCAAGCCCGCCACATCCGCTCTCCCTGGTGACACGCCCGTGGGAACCGCGCTGCGCGACCTGGTCTGTGGTGCTGTTGTCGTGGTCGACGAGGCGACGGGCAGGCCCAAGCCGTACGACCCGACGACCGCCCGTTTCAAGCGCACGCCGAGCGACGTGGTCAAATGACCGCCGCCGCCGAGAAGCTCCGCGCCCTCGCCGCTGACGTCGAGGCCAAGCGCGCCATCGTGCTCGAGGTCGAGGAGCTGAGGGGCGAGGAGGGTGTGCCTCTCCGCTCTGTCGTGCTGCCCGTTGGGTACCGCCTGGTGTACCTGCGAGGGCCCGAGCTGCTGGTGCTCTACATGGACTACCAAGCTACCGACGACGACTTCGACGCGGCCATGGCCGTAGTGCAGCAATGGCAACAGGACATCAACGCAAAGAGCGGGCAATGATCAAGGCTGGCGGCATCGTAACGTCGAACCCAGTCCGCGTCCTGATCGACGGCGTGGAGGTCGATCCCGACGAGGACGGCGGCTACCGGATGCCGGGCCTCGATAGCAGCGTGCTCATCTCTGTGGTGTGCGTTGCTCCAGAGCCGGAGACGATCCGAGTTCTGCTACTCGGCCACCGATCTCGACGACGCCGAGCTGTCCACCCCACCCCCTCAGGAATCTGGACCAGAGCGCGGGTGCGAGGGCCGCCCTTTCCTCGCAAATCGCCAGGCCAAAACCCGGATCTGATAGGTTTCGGACCCCCATGACAAACAACGAAACGCATCCCGCCCGATGCCTGGAGTGCGGTGCAGACCCAGAAGTGGCGCCTTGCCACGACCCCACGGAGGGCGATCCAGGGCGCTACATATGGATGGTCATCTGCCACGGCCCGGGCGGCGACGAGGATTGCTGGAAGGGCCCCGAGCTGGCAACCCGTGAGGAGGCCGTCGCGGCCTGGAACCGGCGTCACTACCCGGGCGCCCCACCGCAGCCTGTCGTCGACGGGCGGCCGGCGTCCATCGTGGCGGTGGATGGCGAGGGTATCCATCTCGTATTCGACGACAACGGCGAGGAGCGGTGCATTGGGGTGGGCGGCACCGCCGAGAACCGGGCCGAGTGGCGCGGCGGGGTGTGCGTGTCGGTGAGCCCGAAGACCGGCGACCGCTGCGGCTTCGGCGCCGGGCACGGCTGGGATCACGGGTCATCGAGCGGGGAGCGGTGGCCGAAGGACGACACCGAGGGCTAATGGGCGCGGCGAAGAAGAAGCGCGCGAAGAAGGCGTCTTCGAGGTCCTCGAGGGCGACAAGCCGTCGCGGTCAGAAGGCCGGCGCGAAGCTCCCCAGGCGCGCGAAGGGCGTGGTGCGCGGGAGCGCTGCGGCGGCGCGGCGGAGGATCAAGACGCTCCTCGCCGAGGCCGCGGGCCTCTCGCGTGACGAAGCGTCGGAGATCGAGGATCGCTACACCACCCTCGGCGCCGCCCTCGACCGCGTCCGCAAGCTCGTGAAGGCGGGGACGGCGACCACCTCCGACCACGACGCGATGCTCAGGACCGAGCGTGCGATGGCGCGCATCGAGAAACAGCTCGCCGCGCAGGCGCCCGAGGCCCCCCTCGAGCGGATCGACGCGAGCGACCGGGTGGCGTTCTGCGAGCGTCACCTCACGATGCCGGACGGCGGGCCGTTCGAGATCGCCGGCCGCGAGTGGCAACGGGATCAGTTCTGGGCGCCGCTCGACGGGTTCCGCCTCTGGCCCGTCGACAAGGCGGCGTTGTGCTCGGGCTGCTCTGGGCGCGCCGGGCAGATCATCGCCAGCGTCTACGAGGCCGACGAGACCCGCGCGGCGGTGCACCGCGAGGCGCAGCGCTGCGCCGGCCTGCACGCGCACGTCATCTGGCTTGTTCTGCTGCAGCTCAAGCGACAGCAGGGCAAGACGTCTGCGGTCGCGGGTTACGCGGTCTCGGGCCTGCTGCGTCATGCGCGCGAATCGATCGCCTACGTGTCGGGCAGCGAGGACCAGAGCGCCAGCCTATTCGACAAGAACTTCGGCCGCCCGGCGAAGCGCGACCCAGCCCTCGACGCCGCCATCAAGGTCCTGACCACCAAGATGGAGGCGCGGGCGACGGGGTCGGAGTTTGCGATCTACCCGACCTCGCTCGCGGGCGCGACCGGCGGCACCCGGACCCTGGTGATTGTCGACGAGGCCCGCGACGTACCCGGCTCGATATTCACGGCGCTCGTGCCGACGATCTACGCCCGCAACGGGTGGCGCTGCCCGTCGGGTCTGCCGGGGCATGCGTGGTCGAGCGGCGACCTGCAGATCATCGAGCATCGCGAGGGTACCGCGGTCGACCCCGCGCAAGAGCGCTACGGGCAGCGGTGCACCGTCTGCTCGTCGCCGCTCGAACCGTGGATGGGCCGGGTCGCGGCGATGAGCTCGGCCCAGGAGCTCGACGGCAGCGACGCTGATTGGTTCCACGAGGCGTGCGAGACGCTCGAAGCGGAGCCGCAGCCCGACGCGCATGTGTTCCGCTCGACGCGCGTCCTCAACCCCAAGGTCTCGGCGCAGCTCGTGAGCCGGACCGAGCAGGTGTTGAGCAAGGTCCGCGGGCTGAGCGACTCGATCGCGATCGAGGCCGGCGGCGTCTCTCGCCGCAAGGGCGAGCCGTTTCTCACCGACGCGCAGATCAAAGCCGTGATGCCCACTGGGCTCGTGAGCCGCGACAGCGGCTCGCGCCCGGCGGTCGGCTTCCTCGACACGTCGGAGACCACCGAGCTCACGTCGCTCGTCATCCTCGAGGACGACAGCCGCGACGGGGAGGCGCCGTGGCATCGGCTCGTGCAGGCGCACCTGAAGGTCTGGGACCCCAAGGACTACGGGGGCCTCATCCCCGAAGCGGAGGTCGAGGCGTACGTGCTCGCGGTGGTGCCGCGGTTCGGCCTGCTCGAGCTCCGCATCGACGATCGCCTGCGCCCGTGGGCCAAGGCGCTCCGCCGGCGCTTGAAGACCACCGCGCCATTCAAGCGAATCGTTCGAGGCTGCGACGAGAAGGGCGACAAGTGGGCGACGGCCGAGCGCTCGCTCGGGTGGGAAAAATTCGAGGAGCGGGTCGCGGGCGAAACGATCCTGCTGATCGACGACCCGCGGACCAAGGCGGAGCTGAAGGCGGCGCGCAAGCTCCCGACCCCCGACCGGCGCCTCGAGGTCCGCGAGCAGAGCCGGCGGCAGCGACACCTCGACATCGCCGAGGGCGTGGCGTCGTGTTGCTTGATGGCGCACGAGCTGGCGGTCAAGCCGACCCGCCCGGGGCTCGCGCAGATCGAGAACCGCGGGCGGTCGCAGGTCACGGCAATGCTGAGACGCGGGCGCATCGCGCCCCGCGCGGGAGATTACTAATGCCAGCACACCCCGGAGAGGTCTCGGTCGGCTGGGCTGCGCGCCGTCTCGGGGTCCACCCGAAGACGATCCGGGCCTGGTGCCAGCAGCGGTTTGCCAACGCGAGCGGCCCGTTCGTCACCGGATCGGTCCGCAGGGACGCATCGCGGTGCTATTGGATAGCCCGCGCAGCCGTCGAGGCAGTCGCGCAAGAGCGCAACGTCACAGCGTAAATACGAATCAGGGAAGGGAGGGAAGGCATGTCCGTTGCTGAAATACTAGCAGCGGGGCCAAACAGTTGGCGTGCATGGTCGCACGCTCGCAACCCTCTCTCTGGCGGTCGCCGTAATGGCGGGGCCGTGGATGGGGCCGGCCAGCGCCGCGGCCATAGTTTCTGCTGACACTCCTAGCGGAGTTGGTTCTGGAACCCGCCCCGCGCTGCGCCGAGTAGCGCGTGGCGGCTCCGGGACGGTCATCACTCAGGGCTTCATCTCGGAGCTCGAGTACAACCCCGAGCTGCGCGGCGCGAAGTGGTACGGCGAGCCCGGCCGCATCGGCGTCGCCGGCAAGATGATGCGCGACCCGCACGTGCGGGCCTCGGTCAACTACGTGGCCGACGCGCTGTGCGCCGCGAAGTGGCGCTTCGAGGCGGCGAGCAAGAGCCCGCTCGATCGCGAGGTCGCGACCTATTGCCAGCGCGGCATCGTCAAGGGCATCCCGTTCCGCCGACTCGTCAAGCGCATCGTCCGCGGCTACATGCCCTACGGGTTCTCGCTTCACGAGGTGCTCGACGACGAGCGCCCGGTGTCGCGCGAGCGCTTCCCGCTGCACCCGGGCGGTGGCGTCGGCGTGCTGCCCATCGCCTTCGAAGAGCGCCCCGCGTGGACGGTCTACCAATGGGTCCAGAAGCCCGACCGAACCACCGAGCTTGCGGCGGTCCGGCAGCGCCTGAGCGTCAGCGACGCCGAGCCCTACGGGCTCCGCGAGATCCCGTCCGACCGCCTGCTGCGCATCACCTGGGACCAGGAGGGCGCCGACTTCTCGGGCCTGGCTCCGCTGCGCAGCGGAGCCAGGCCCGAGAAGTCGGCGCCCTCCTGGTCCCAGGTGATGCGCAGCAGGCGGTCGGACGGGATCTCGCGGAGCCCGTAGGGCTCGGCGTCGCTGACGCTCAGGCGCTGCCGGACCGCCGCAAGCTCGGTGGTTCGGTCGGGCTTCTGGACCCATTGGTAGACCGTCCACGCGGGGCGCTCTTCGAAGGCGATGGGCAGCACGCCGACGCCACCGCCCGGGTGCAGCGGGAAGCGCTCGCGCGACACCGGGCGCTCGTCGTCGAGCACCTCGTGAAGCGAGAACCCGTAGGGCATGTAGCCGCGGACGATGCGCTTGACGAGTCGGCGGAACGGGATGCCCTTGACGATGCCGCGCTGGCAATAGGTCGCGACCTCGCGATCGAGCGGGCTCTTGCTCGCCGCCTCGAAGCGCCACTTCGCGGCGCACAGCGCGTCGGCCACGTAGTTGACCGAGGCCCGCACGTGCGGGTCGCGCATCATCTTGCCGGCGACGCCGATGCGGCCGGGCTCGCCGTACCACTTCGCGCCGCGCAGCTCGGGGTTGTACTCGAGCTCCGAGATGAAGCCCTGAGTGATGACCGTCCCGGAGCCGCCACGCGCTACTCGGCGCAGCGCGGGGCGGGTTCCAGAACCAACTCCGCTAGGAGTGTCAGCAGAAACTATGGCCGCGGCGCTGGCCGGCCCCATCCACGGCCCCGCCATTACGGCGACCGCCAGAGAGAGGGTTGCGAGCGTGCGACCATGCACGCCAACTGTTTGGCCCCGCTGCTAGTATTTCAGCAACGGACATGCCTTCCCTCCCTTCCCTGATTCGTATTTACGCTGTGACGTTGCGCTCTTGCGCGACTGCCTCGACGGCTGCGCGGGCTATCCAATAGCACCGCGATGCGTCCCTGCGGACCGATCCGGTGACGAACGGGCCGCTCGCGTTGGCAAACCGCTGCTGGCACCAGGCCCGGATCGTCTTCGGGTGGACCCCGAGACGGCGCGCAGCCCAGCCGACCGAGACCTCTCCGGGGTGTGCTGGCATTAGTAATCTCCCGCGCGGGGCGCGATGCGCCCGCGTCTCAGCATTGCCGTGACCTGCGACCGCCCGCGGTTCTCGATCTGCGCGAGCCCCGGGCGGGTCGGCTTGACCGCCAGCTCGTGCGCCATCAAGCAACACGACGCCACGCCCTCGGCGATGTCGAGGTGTCGCTGCCGCCGGCTCTGCTCGCGGACCTCGAGGCGCCGGTCGGGGGTCGGGAGCTTGCGCGCCGCCTTCAGCTCCGCCTTGGTCCGCGGGTCGTCGATCAGCAGGATCGTTTCGCCCGCGACCCGCTCCTCGAATTTTTCCCACCCGAGCGAGCGCTCGGCCGTCGCCCACTTGTCGCCCTTCTCGTCGCAGCCTCGAACGATTCGCTTGAATGGCGCGGTGGTCTTCAAGCGCCGGCGGAGCGCCTTGGCCCACGGGCGCAGGCGATCGTCGATGCGGAGCTCGAGCAGGCCGAACCGCGGCACCACCGCGAGCACGTACGCCTCGACCTCCGCTTCGGGGATGAGGCCCCCGTAGTCCTTGGGGTCCCAGACCTTCAGGTGCGCCTGCACGAGCCGATGCCACGGCGCCTCCCCGTCGCGGCTGTCGTCCTCGAGGATGACGAGCGACGTGAGCTCGGTGGTCTCCGACGTGTCGAGGAAGCCGACCGCCGGGCGCGAGCCGCTGTCGCGGCTCACGAGCCCAGTGGGCATCACGGCTTTGATCTGCGCGTCGGTGAGAAACGGCTCGCCCTTGCGGCGAGAGACGCCGCCGGCCTCGATCGCGATCGAGTCGCTCAGCCCGCGGACCTTGCTCAACACCTGCTCGGTCCGGCTCACGAGCTGCGCCGAGACCTTGGGGTTGAGGACGCGCGTCGAGCGGAACACATGCGCGTCGGGCTGCGGCTCCGCTTCGAGCGTCTCGCACGCCTCGTGGAACCAATCAGCGTCGCTGCCGTCGAGCTCCTGGGCCGAGCTCATCGCCGCGACCCGGCCCATCCACGGTTCGAGCGGCGACGAGCAGACGGTGCACCGCTGCCCGTAGCGCTCTTGCGCGGGGTCGACCGCGGTACCCTCGCGATGCTCGATGATCTGCAGGTCGCCGCTCGACCACGCATGCCCCGGCAGACCCGACGGGCAGCGCCACCCGTTGCGGGCGTAGATCGTCGGCACGAGCGCCGTGAATATCGAGCCGGGTACGTCGCGGGCCTCGTCGACAATCACCAGGGTCCGGGTGCCGCCGGTCGCGCCCGCGAGCGAGGTCGGGTAGATCGCAAACTCCGACCCCGTCGCCCGCGCCTCCATCTTGGTGGTCAGGACCTTGATGGCGGCGTCGAGGGCTGGGTCGCGCTTCGCCGGGCGGCCGAAGTTCTTGTCGAATAGGCTGGCGCTCTGGTCCTCGCTGCCCGACACGTAGGCGATCGATTCGCGCGCATGACGCAGCAGGCCCGAGACCGCGTAACCCGCGACCGCAGACGTCTTGCCCTGCTGTCGCTTGAGCTGCAGCAGAACAAGCCAGATGACGTGCGCGTGCAGGCCGGCGCAGCGCTGCGCCTCGCGGTGCACCGCCGCGCGGGTCTCGTCGGCCTCGTAGACGCTGGCGATGATCTGCCCGGCGCGCCCAGAGCAGCCCGAGCACAACGCCGCCTTGTCGACGGGCCAGAGGCGGAACCCGTCGAGCGGCGCCCAGAACTGATCCCGTTGCCACTCGCGGCCGGCGATCTCGAACGGCCCGCCGTCCGGCATCGTGAGGTGACGCTCGCAGAACGCCACCCGGTCGCTCGCGTCGATCCGCTCGAGGGGGGCCTCGGGCGCCTGCGCGGCGAGCTGTTTCTCGATGCGCGCCATCGCACGCTCGGTCCTGAGCATCGCGTCGTGGTCGGAGGTGGTCGCCGTCCCCGCCTTCACGAGCTTGCGGACGCGGTCGAGGGCGGCGCCGAGGGTGGTGTAGCGATCCTCGATCTCCGACGCTTCGTCACGCGAGAGGCCCGCGGCCTCGGCGAGGAGCGTCTTGATCCTCCGCCGCGCCGCCGCAGCGCTCCCGCGCACCACGCCCTTCGCGCGCCTGGGGAGCTTCGCGCCGGCCTTCTGACCGCGACGGCTTGTCGCCCTCGAGGACCTCGAAGACGCCTTCTTCGCGCGCTTCTTCTTCGCCGCGCCCATTAGCCCTCGGTGTCGTCCTTCGGCCACCGCTCCCCGCTCGATGACCCGTGATCCCAGCCGTGCCCGGCGCCGAAGCCGCAGCGGTCGCCGGTCTTCGGGCTCACCGACACGCACACCCCGCCGCGCCACTCGGCCCGGTTCTCGGCGGTGCCGCCCACCCCAATGCACCGCTCCTCGCCGTTGTCGTCGAATACGAGATGGATACCCTCGCCATCCACCGCCACGATGGACGCCGGCCGCCCGTCGACGACAGGCTGCGGTGGGGCGCCCGGGTAGTGACGCCGGTTCCAGGCCGCGACGGCCTCCTCACGGGTTGCCAGCTCGGGGCCCTTCCAGCAATCCTCGTCGCCGCCCGGGCCGTGGCAGATGACCATCCATATGTAGCGCCCTGGATCGCCCTCCGTGGGGTCGTGGCAAGGCGCCACTTCTGGGTCTGCACCGCACTCCAGGCATCGGGCGGGATGCGTTTCGTTGTTTGTCATGGGGGTCCGAAACCTATCAGATCCGGGTTTTGGCCTGGCGATTTGCGAGGAAAGGGCGGCCCTCGCACCCGCGCTCTGGTCCAGATTCCTGAGGGGGTGGGGTGGACAGCTCGGCGTCGTCGAGATCGGTGGCCGAGTAGCAGAACTCGGATCGTCTCCGGCTCTGGAGCAACGCACACCACAGAGATGAGCACGCTGCTATCGAGGCCCGGCATCCGGTAGCCGCCGTCCTCGTCGGGATCGACCTCCACGCCGTCGATCAGGACGCGGACTGGGTTCGACGTTACGATGCCGCCAGCCTTGATCATTGCCCGCTCTTTGCGTTGATGTCCTGTTGCCATTGCTGCACTACGGCCATGGCCGCGTCGAAGTCGTCGTCGGTAGCTTGGTAGTCCATGTAGAGCACCAGCAGCTCGGGCCCTCGCAGGTACACCAGGCGGTACCCAACGGGCAGCACGACAGAGCGGAGAGGCACACCCTCCTCGCCCCTCAGCTCCTCGACCTCGAGCACGATGGCGCGCTTGGCCTCGACGTCAGCGGCGAGGGCGCGGAGCTTCTCGGCGGCGGCGGTCATTTGACCACGTCGCTCGGCGTGCGCTTGAAACGGGCGGTCGTCGGGTCGTACGGCTTGGGCCTGCCCGTCGCCTCGTCGACCACGACAACAGCACCACAGACCAGGTCGCGCAGCGCGGTTCCCACGGGCGTGTCACCAGGGAGAGCGGATGTGGCGGGCTTGATGTAGCCGGTCTTGCGATCGGCGACGACCTCCGTTTCCGCAGCGATGGTCTCCTGCGCCAACCCGACGACGGTAATGCTGTCGCCCGCGGGGATGGTGGGCAGCCTCGTGCCGAGCTCCTCGCTGGCATCGCTGGGCGCGCCCCCATCGCGATTGAGGCGCTTACTGAGCTCGCCGCTGACCTTGGCGGTGAAGCGGCCCACCATCAGCTGGGTCGTCGTGTACGTTGCCAACGCTACGAAGAGCTCCACCATGTCCATGCGCTCGACATCGACGGCATCGAGGTGCTTCTGCATGACGTCCTCGAGCTCGGCCGCTTCGAGTCCCTGACGATCCGATTCGGTGAGTCGGTCGGTGCTCATCGCCCACCCCGTTGTCCTTCGCGAGCCTGCGCCGCCACTCGATCTCCATCGCCGCCACCCACATCGAACTCGACGTCATCCGAGTAGATGGTAATGGTGACCTCGGTGAGGCCGTCGCAGAGAGCGGTGATCCCGACAGACTTGACGTCGAGCAGCATGCCGTTGAGCTCGACCGTCGCGCCGCCGAGCGTTGCCTTGGGACCGTGGACCTTGAGCGTATTCATCGCCCGCCCCCGTTGACCTTCGCGAGCCTTCTGCGCTCGTGACGGTTGGGCACCTTGGCGGCGACCACGATGGAGCCGCGCTTGACCTCCTGCGGGGTGTGGCACTTGCCGCAGGTCATGCTCAGCACGCCACCGTTGAGCAGCCCCTGCACCATCTGCATCCCCTGCATCGCGTTGGGCGGGGGACCGGGCAGCGTGCTCACGCGGTGCACCTGGTCGCAGGGGATGGTGTCGTCGACGACCACGTGACTCGTTGCCCCGACGACGGAGTGCAGGTCGGCGAGGAGGGTCCTTGCCGCCTCGGCGTCCGCCGGACTCGCCGCCTCCACCACACGGGGGCCGATGGGGGCCGGGTGGAGACGCCCCCCGCACCGCCACTCGATCTCGACCCAGGCGAGCAGGGGCCTCCCGTTGGGCAGCTTTCCGCCCATGCTCTTGAGCTTGATGTCGCTGTCGTGGATCGTGACAGCGATGGGGGTGGTGATGTCGTTCATCGGTCGTCTCCGTGGTCATCGTTGCCAGGTTTGCGCGCTGGTACTATGTTCGGCCCGCCATGCGAGCCATTACGACTGCGTTCGTTCTTGCACTGGCCGGAGGTTGCGGCCTGGACCCTCTGCTCGAGTCGTGCCTCTACGACTGCGAACAGACGTACGCCTGCTGGGAGGCCTGGGGGTGGGACACCTCTGGCGTCTGCGGCACGGTCGACGAGCACCTGTGCTTTGGCGTGGTGAGCGGCGAGGCGGCCCGCGAATCGTGCGCCAACTACTGCGCCGACTACCGCGAGGAGCACGGCCAGCGGGCGCGGCAGATCGCGGCCTACGAGGAGTGTCGCGACCACGCCGGCTGCCAATGGCAGGCCTGCGCCCGGGCGCCGTAGTCTCACGCCGGCGGCCCTCGCAGCTCGAGGCGCTGCACGCGGAAGATGCCCTTGCGCCAGTGCTTGTTGGTGTGCTCGCCACCGAACGCGAGGACCACCGTGTCGCGGTCGGAGCCGTTGACGCAACCGCAGTCCTCCCTGCAGGCGTCAGGCTCGAGCCCGTAGTGACAAGCCCGCACCCCCGTAGGTAGACCCTCCGGCGTGTCGAAGCAGATCCGGCGGTCGGGCCGGTACTCGGTGCCGCGGATGGCGAGCTCGTGCACCCAGGACTGCGATCCGGTCACCGGGCTGACGATGATGGAGCGGACCCCGCGCTCGGCTTGCCGGAGCGCCTGCTCGACCGTGAGCGCCATCTGCCGGAACTGCGGGTTGGCGAAGGTCGGGTCGATCCACGGCGACTCGTGCCCGTTGTCCGCCTTCGTGTAGTAGCGGTCACAGAGGGCGTTTCCGACGTCGGCGTAGGCGTCGAGCTTGAACGGCCCGAAGCGCTCGTTGAGCTCGGCGAAGAACCACGGCGGCGTCCGTCGCGTCTGCAGCCCGGGGGCCTTTTTCTTGCCGTCGCTCCGCCGCTCCACAGCCTCGCGCACGTGGACCGTGGTGGGGACGCCACCGGCTGCGGCTGATGCGTCGCCGAGGACCTCGGCGCGCTCCTCGGGATCGACGCGGGCGAGCTCGCGGGCATGCGCCTCGGTTGGGACCAGTGGTCCCAGTCCCGGGCCGAGCTCGTGGACCATCCGCGCCGCGGCGATCTGGCGATCGGCGGAGCGCTTCGACCCCCACCAGCGGTCCTCGCACCAAGACTCCCACGACCCGTGCGTGAGCTTGTAGAGCTGCGCGCTCTTGATGCGCCAGAGAGCCGTTCCTACCTCGAGGAAGGTGCGCTTGCCCTTCGCGACGATCTGCTCGAGCTGGTGAAGGTCGGTCGACCGGGAGATCGCTTCGAGCTCTACGTCGACGTCGCCGCCGACGAGGTGCAGGTTCGCTGCCACGGGTCAGAACTCCACTTCCTCGATCGGCGGGTGCGGTACGCACTCCCCCGGCCGGTACGGCGTGAGCGTCAGCTCAACGCGCGGTTGATCCTTGTCGTAGAGCCGGTCGGATCCGTTGTGGGTCCGCACCAGCGAGTCGTCCTCGATCACGCCCGCGTGCACCTTGCACTTCTTGCCCTCGCACCAGTGATTGTGGGCCTGCAGCACGTCGAGGGGGCCGGCGTAGAGGTTGTCGGCGTCGGTGAGGCGCCGCGTCGGCAGGTAGCTCACGATGGCGGCGTTGATCAGGACCGGCACGTTCCGGCCCTCCCGCTCGACCTCGCTGGGCAGCGGCTCGTTGAAGACGCAGCGCCACTGCTCGTCGAGCTTGGCGGCCGCATTGCGCGCCCAGCGCTTGTACTCGGTGCTGGGGCCGACGGTGATCATGAGCGCCTGACCGCAGCTCCGGCAGCATGCTCGCTGCTTGCATGTTGGGCACCGTGGCCCCTTGTCGACGTTCCGGCTCGGCGCGAGCCTCGAGCTCTGGCGGTTCTTCTTCGCGATCGGCTCCCCGTAGACGACGAGTCTCAACTCGAAGTCGCGGAGGTCCTCGTAGTGCCAGCCGAGGCCGTGGCGGACACGACCGTCGGCGTCGACCGACCACCCCGGGCGGACGACGGCCCGCCACGGGCGCGGCGCGGGCTCCCCCCGGGGCCGCGGTGCGGCCAGCCCCGGGAGGCTCCACTGGTCGGCGGCCGAGCTCACGCCGTCGCCGCCTCGCCGCCCTCCTCGGCGCCCTTGCCCTTGCCACCGCGCTTGAAGCCCGGCGGCTTCGAGGCGCCGTTGCCGTTGCTGTGATCGGCGCCGTTGCCGTTCGCCGCTGCCGCGGCGTCCTCGATGTCCTGCTGGGTGACACCGTGGAACGTCACCTCGATGTCCTCGCCGCACGAGGCCTCGAGGTTCGCGCGCAGGGACGTCATCCCGCCCGACAGCGTGAGAGTGATCGGGACGGTGACCACGCGCTCCTTCCCGCTGATCTCGCAGCCTCCCGTCTTCAGCTTCAGCGAGACCTTTTGACCTTCGATGGTCAGCGTGTGCTCACCCTTTGCCGCGAGATCGTGGCCGAGCTTCTTCGACTTCGCGCGCGCCGCGGCCGACTTCCCGACGTAGTCACCGAAGCACGCCTGGGCGAAGGCCTTGCCACCGAGCGAGAGGGCCTCCTCCTCGCTGAGGTTGAGCACGAGCGTCACCTGTGGGTTGGTGCCGTCGTTCTTCTGGTCGCTCTTCACGTGGTAGTCCGCCACGTGCGCGGTCACGGTTCCCTGTAGCTCCAAAGCCATGCTGCAACTCCTCATGTGCCGGCGGCGCCGGCGGTTGCGGCGTCGCGGTCTGCGACACCGTCTGTCTGTTCTGTCGCCCCGATCCGGCCGTGCAGCCGGTAGAACTCCTCGCGCGCCGCCCGCGCCTCGGCGGCGTCGGTCGCGTGGTCCTCGGGCTCTTCGTCGATCTCCGCCTCGGTGGGGGGCGCGGCTCTCTTCGCCGGCCGCCGCTCGGCGTCCTCCTCGTCACGAGCGCGTTCCCACTCGGTGCCCGGCGTCGGGGTGCCGCGAGCCTTCGCGCGCCAGCTGGCGATCGTCTTGGCGAAGTAGTGCGGGTTGGGTTTGTCGGCGTTGTCGTGCGTGTCGGCGATCGCATCGTCGACCTCCGCCACCGTGAGCGGCGCCTCGTCTAGCAGGGCGTGCAGGATCTGCGTTCCCTTGCTGCGGCGAGTCCTGCTGATGCGGAACCGGGTCTTGCGCTGTCGGCAGTGCTCGATCACCTCGGCGACCGTGTGCAGCACGGCCCCCTTCCCCTGTCCGTCGGAGACGGAGATCGATCGATCTTCGGGTACGGGTACGGGTACGGGATCGGGATCGGGATCGGGGCTTCGAAGCAAAACGTTTTTGCTTCGTTCGGGCGATGTTTTGCTTTTCCTTCTAGATTCGCCGGACTTCACTCCGCCGCGCGAACCAGCGAGCGCTCTCTTAGACGACTTGCTTTGGAAGCAAATCCAGTCGTGAACGGCATACGCGCGCGCCTGTGCGGACACGTTTTCGCGAAGCAAAACCGACTCCCACAACCCGTGCTCGAACCCGGTCGGCACGGCGATCAGGACTTCGGCCGCCTCGCGAGCCTCCTCGTGCGTGGACCGCAGGAGCATGGCGCACTGGGGGATCGTGAGCCTGGGGGATCGCTTCATCGAGGTGAAGCTCACCGCGAGCGACCACAGCGCGACGGCACGGTGGGCGACGTCGAGACTCAACTCGCCCAGCTCGACCCGCTCGAAGATCGCGCAGACCTTCTCGTGCTCCCACCACGAGTCGTCTATCCGCCCCCAGCTCACGACCCGAACTCCCCGCGCCACTGCACGCGGTTCTTAGCCGTGGCCCACATCATCTCTTCCTCCGTGGTTGAGCGGGCGCCGGGACGGCCACACCCCACGGAGGTGCAGCGCAGCCGAACCCGGCTCCCTGTGGCGCGGGGAGCTACCCCGGCCATTTCTTCGATTCTACTGGTTCCCATCACCGGCGGCTCTGCACGCTGACGACCTCGGTGGGCGTCGGCTTGTCGTCGAGGGAGAGGGCCAG